GTCTCTATAAGTTTTTTATGTCGTCATATTCGATGCCTTCTCCAGCATCGTTCTCCTTGCCAAATCCCGACAGCGCTCCGATTTTTTCTGAAATCTTTACAAGCTCACCGCCTGGAAAGAGAATTTTTACGAGGTCCTTTGGTGTTGCAGCTTTGTAATACTCCATAAGTTCTTTGTCTTTTAAATTTGGCTCAACGCATCCTGCTATTACTACCATAGCGTGTGTGTCATACACACGACTCATGTCTACACTACCAGACTTGTTTGTCGCACTTGACATAATCTCAGTGTATCTGCTACCCGATAACGCTTTTACCGTAATTTCTACCTCTTCACCTGCCACTTTTGACAAGTGACAAGCTTTTATTTTTTCAGTAGGTATCTCAAGAAGCTTATCCCTATCAAGCTTCATTAATTTTTCCATTAAAGATGTCATTTTTTACTCCTCCTATGCGTTTATGTTGTCAAGAAACTCCCAATCTTCAAAAGTGAAGCTGTAGGACTCTTCTGTATTCTTCTGAACTTCCCAATCCATTAAAATCGCTTTGTCGAATTTGCAGTGATAAAACACCACTCTTTCAACTCCCAAAGCATCCGGATCTGCAAGCTTTGCGATAATCTTAAAATCAGGAGTCTGCCCCCTCTTGACCTTGTCAGATATCGCCTTTGAAATATTTGACCTTACATGATGAAGCTTAACGCTTCCCTTGCCTTCAAGCTTAGTCATCTTCTTACCTGCTGTAAGGCTTCTCACCATGGATATATCTGAGTAAGATATACTTACCTCGCCCTTGCAAGACACAACCTCGCCGATATACTCATCATCAACCCAAAGTTCGCCCCAAGTTCCATTTATGACCTGATTAGATACAAATTTCTTCATACGCACCTCCTTATACTGAAATCTTTAAAGATACATCCTCAATGGCATCAACTAAGGACACAACCGCCTTTAAAAAGACCTGCGAACCTGTGTTTGCTCTCTTAATCTCTTCATCTGTACAGTCGTCAATACCCTTTTCGCTTCCGTCCTCAAGTACTACTTTCTTGCCCTGAGCCTTAAGCCACTGCTTTTGAGCGTCCACATCAATCTGACATTGTCCGACTGAGATAAGATCGTCGTTGACAAGGCTCATAAAATAAGTATTTACAGCTGTGATAAGTAAGCATTTATTGTCATATGTATTTGAGAACTTGCCGATGTAGTTGTCTTCTATAGTCTTTCTGATGTCATCTTCCATCATGTCCATAGTCTCAACAAGTTTGATTTTCTTAAAGCTATCGCCCTTGTCAGCTGTGGTTGTGGTTAAAGATGTCACCGCCCTGTTAAGTTTGACCTTTTCACCATCCCAAACAGCTATAAGTTTGCCTGCTCCAACCGCTTCGTCCTGCTCTGCTTTTGTCAATCTATTTACATCTACAAAATCATGTAAAGGTGCATATGTGCCGGATACACTAAAGCCTGTACCTGCAAGCACTCCTGCTATTCTTGCAGTTCCCTGCTCAGGCGTTACTTCCTTTTCCTTTGTTCTGTACAAAGTAGAGTTCCAGTTAATAACTCCCTCATTGTCGCCTACAGCCTCCGGCAGTACGACTTTTACAAGCTTATGCTCGCCTCTTTGCTTCTTTGCCCATGTAATTACATCCTGCACCTTGCTGTCCGTCTTAACGGATGGTATAGCCATATATGTGAATTTCTCATTCTCGAAAAATTGCAACATGTCCTTGTAAGGTTTTGTCATGTCTGCACCTGTCTGCATGACATAAACAAGCACATACTTCGGAGCGTGAGAATAGCCTATAAGCGCATCTTTTACATACTGCTCGTTTTCTTCACTTAAGACACCCGTCGGAATGTCGCTCACACTTGCAACCTTAAATGACTGCTGCTTTGAGCCCTTAAGGACAAGGGCAACTATTCCACGCTCACCTCTTTCGATAGCGCTTGCGCCCTTTTCGGTAAAAGCAATAGTGATGCTTGGTGATGTTAAATTTGCCATTTATCTACTTCCTTTCTTTTCTATGTTCAAATGAATATCTTCAATAAGTTCGCCATCGTGATACTCCGTACTTTCATACCAGTCCAGTTTAAAGGATATCTGCGGAATATTGCCGTGGTCTTCAATGTAGTCATGTGTGTACTCTGTGACAAGCAGTCGCCTGTCTTTGATAATCAAGACCATGTCCAAGCTATCGAATATATTTTCGATAACCTCAAGCGCTTCTGTCTGCTTGGCTATCTTCTGCACGAAAGTAATTTTCACCGAACACGACTTATGCATCATATTCCGACTTTCTCTATCTATGCCAAACGGCACAATTTCAACAAAAAAATACGGAGGCACCGCATTATCGACAGTGTCGTTTCCGTATCTTTTAATATTTGGATATTCTTTTTTTAAAATTAAGTTTACTTCTTTGATAATATCGGCATATGTAATCATGAAAGCCCCCTATCTGCCAAGGCCTTATTAATAGCCGATTGCATCATGTCCGGATATTTGCTTTCATACTCTTCTCTTGTTTTTTCTGCGTAATGCTTGCCCTCAACAAATCCACCTGTATCCACGCCATTTATAAATTTACGGTGTCCATTTTCGACAAGGTGGAAGTGGGGCGCTTTATTTGTAACCTCAACGCTTGCAATCATTCCAGTAGGGCCGTAATTCTTTGTTGTCTTCCACCTTTTCAAGCCTTTCGCACCACTTTTATAGCTTAACGGCATTTTTGCATTGCAGTCCTTCGTCCACGCTTTCGCCGCCTTAATTACCGCATCATTTAACTCATCAGGCGACTGTGTTACCATGCTTTGCATGTCTTCAAGCAAGCTTTCAAGTCCGATAAAATGTACCGACTCCATTACTCCCTCCTTTCTTCGTGGTCTTTGTTTTCGGTACACATAAGTTCAAGATAATAATTTGCCTCCAAGGGATTTACAATGTAGTTTATAAGAAATTGCCTACCTTGATACTCAATCACATCTTTTTCAGTAATATCTGTATTTCTAATTGTGATTTTGTATACAAGCTTGCTAGTAGTCTTATAATGCTCTAATTGTTCGCTTCCTCTCAGCGGTCTTATCTCTGCCCAAACCTTTTTATGCACTGACAAAGTGCTCACGATATTAGCAAGTTCGTCCTCGGTCTCTATGTATCTAAGTATATTGACCTTTTTATTAAGCCTTCCGGGATTTATACCTTTCATGTATCCCCCTTAAGTGCCTTTTTCATTTGCAGTTGCAAGATTATACTCCTAAAAGTGTATTCTATCGCTTTTCTTTGCTGTATATCTGACTGCATCAATTCTCTATTGTCATACATGTTTTGCACTATTGCGCAAAACAGAAGATTTGCCGTCTTATCCGTTTCGTCGTATTCGCCTACAGCGGACACGATGTATTCTTTTGATGCTTCCATCATTGTTCTTATGATGTTGTCGTCATCATCTCCGTCTACCCTTAAGTAGTCTTTTACTTCCTCTATCGTCATAGGCTAATACCTTTCAAGAAGCCCCTGCAAAAGCAAGGGCTAAAACATTACTAAGGTGTTACAGTGATATATCCGTTTACAAATGCGTCGGAATCCTTGACCTTACAGTCAAATCTTTCGATACCCCTAAATAATGTTAGATCCTGTTCAAAAGCGTTCAATGTTCCGACTGCTGCCACATTAGAAGTCATAATGTTAAGCTTTGCTCTGTCAAAAATCTTTACAGCTTCCTTTAAGTCACCAATAATAAACGGAATCTTATTGGTTTTTGTAGACAAAATTGCATTTGGTACAACCTTTACAGGTATCTTTCTTGCTCCTACCGCAAGTACCATCTGCATTGGGTTCTGAACATCAGGACTAAGCAAGTATCTTCCCTGCTTATCTACTAAGGTATCAAGGTACTGTAATCCGTCATCATTAGTTACGATTATAGTGCTTCCAGAGAAAGCAGCACCTAGAGTTACATTGATTGCCTTTTTTATACCGTCTAAATTTTTAAGGTCAGCTTCCGCCTTTGTAGCAATAGCCGCAAGGATTTGAGCGTTCTTTGTAGCAACATCTTCCTCACCAAGCCACTTTACAAGGGTATTGGTAATATTCGCATCAGAGTCCGCCAATAATTCATTTGTAACTGGCATATATCCTGCGTACTTTTTAATTTCGTATGCAAGTACCTCAAATTGTGGTGTTTCAGCTGCCTGTATCTTTCCGGACTCCGCTACAGCCTTAAATCCTGCTGCCTGTGCTCTCTTTTGATATGTTCTTCTTCCTGAATTTGTAGATACGGACTCCACATCAACCAAAGACTCTAAAGAGAACATAGCCTTTTTATATTGATTGATTTTTGTCTGAATATCCTCAGGCACTGTATAACCGCCGTCAGCCTTTGTTCCCTCTGTCATTGTGTTAGTGTAAAAGCCGTGTCTTGCCGCCTCTGCAAAATCGTGGATTGCATCAGATCCGGTTGCAGATGCGATTTTTACAGCTAAAGCATTTGCAAAATTCTCTATTGATACGCCTGTCTGCTCCTCTTCTACTATATCCTTTAAAATATTGTACTGCTCCTGAAGATTAACAAGTTCTTCCTTCGCAGTCTTTGCTTCTGCAATTTTTCCCTGCTCTGCAAGGTTCTTCACTTCTGCCTTTTTTGCATTTATTGCATCAAGTAATTCCTGTAAATTCATATCTTTACTCCTTTCACGCCCCGAATGTATCAAGGTCTTTTAACAAATTGTT